TTCTGGATTATACCATAGTTGTCCGTCTTGTGGCTCGTTTAGTGGCTCATCGGCAGTTACTTGTGTTGAACTGTCGATTAGCGGAGCCCATAAAGTAGCTCTATAATCAAATGTGCTGTCTCCGATTTCTTTATCATAGACATTTGTTTGACCAGCAAATAGATCACCAATAACGCCACCAGATCCTTCTGTGAATCTAATGTCACCGCCTAATTTGTGTACAAGTTGTACGCGATTGTCTGTGGTAACGCTTGCTTCGATATTAACAAATCCTGCTGCATTAATTTTAGTAGCGATTTGATCTGCATCTGGACCTGCACTGTGAACTAGTGTTACAGAAATTGTTTTCTTATCTGAAAGTTCTTTACTGCCAATCACTGTTTCGGCCATACCAAATGTGTATGTTCCTGCGCTTGCAGATCCTGCAACTGCTGAAACTACTGTTGTAACGCCTGCTGTTTTTCTCTTAAAGAATTTGAAAACTGCTGTTTCTGGAGTCGAATCTAGACCGTCTTCTTCATTGGCGTTTGTTTCAACATATAGGTCGTTGGCCGATAATCCTGCGCCGCCACCTGAACGATCTAGGAAATAAATTGCTTGACTGTTTGACTTGTACATTGGGCACTCGTAACTTACCCAAGTTTCAGAACCGCTGTCCCAACGCTTAACTCTTATACGAGCGCCACCGTTTGGTTCAGTAGTTTTAATCCATACAGAACCTGTTGCTTGACCGTCATTGTAGTCCGATGAAGCTCTTTTCCACTGTGGTACTTGTGTATGCGGTGTTTGTTGTAATGCTGGTACTTTGTAAGTTCCTGCAACAATACCTAATTTTGCTTGATCAGCTTCTGTTCCAGCAACAAATGCAATAGTAACTACTCCTGCATTTGATGTTCCGTCTGCGTAAACGTATAATCTTCCTGAACTGTCTACGTTTGCTTTGATACCGCCGCCAGCTAATGAGCTGATTTTAGTTGCAGCACCTGCTGCTGTATCAGTATTTAGAATACTGATTGTAGCGCCGCCGTTGAATTTAATTCCAACTGTTGCTGCTGGAGTTTGGTATGCTTGTTTTCCGCCTGCGATTGCTAAACTAGCTTTCCACTCAGCACTTCCAAGCAACACCCATGTGCCTGCTTGAACACCGTAGGCAACGTTGCCTGCGGACTTGTAATAAATTCTAGCTGTTTTATCTGTTGTAGAATCTTGTAACACTACAGCATAGTCACCAATAGTACCTACAGAATCTTTTGGCTCGCCGCTGGTAATCTTAGCTGCGTTGTCGTCTGTTAAAATTATTGGGCTTTTTGTAGTAAACTTTTGACCGCCTACTGTACTAGCTGCGTTACCGTTCCACTCTTGAATTCCCCAAACTGAAGTTTGTGAATCAATCCACCATGCGCCGTCGTCTGGCATTGCTCCCGGGGCGTTTGCTGAACCTGCTAATTGAGCTAAATCTACGTCTGCACGTACAATGAAAGCAGCATTGCTAACACCTAACAAACTGTAAGCTGCTAACAAACCATATTCGTTGCGCTCGCCACCGTGTATTGGGTTTGATGAAGCTGTCTTTTCAAAAAATGGTACACCAAAAGTATCTACTAGATCTTTTTGGCTTGTCATTTTAAATGCCTGTCCGGCATTTGCTTTTGTAGTTCCTGAAGCAGTGCTCGTGCCTGCTCCATTTAGTTTATCTTGGGCTGTAGCTACAATAATAAGAGGAGTTGTACCAGGTTCTGCTGGTGTGTAAAAACTCTCGTCGACTACCGTAACTGATACGCCTGGTGATTGTAATGTTGCCATTCCCTATTTCTCCTGGTAATAGTGTTTCTCAAAGTATTTAGCGGTTAATAGGAAAATTGGCTTCTTTACCTTATTGAAAAAGGGGCAAAAAAGGTGTAAATATCTTTATGAGACCACTTTGCAAGTGCGGATATCGCCCTAAAGCGATAAACTATAAAAAGAACGGAAGGGTTTACTACCGTAAACTGTGTGAAGTCTGTATGAGTCACGGAATTGGACACGGTATTCCGCGATGGCAACAGCTAGGATACCAAATGAAATCGCAATGCGAAAAATGCGGGTTTAAGTCTCAGCACAAAGAAGTTTTCCGTGTATTCCACATAGACGGAAATCTTGACAATTGCAGATACAGTAATTTAAAAACTGTCTGCTGTAACTGTGCTCAAGTATTAGGCAAGGAGGGTGTGGCTTGGAAACAAGGAGATCTCGTTGCCGATTTCTAACAAATTCGCCGACTGCTGATACAGTTGATCAATAGTACCATTGTTATCAATAACAATATCAAACTTGCTGCCCAGCCACGCCCACTCGCTGGCATGGACCCCTAGGCGTTTCATTTCGTTAATGGCTATGTTTGATCCTTTGTTGGCTGCTACTGCATATTCGTACCAACCGGGCAGTTCACCACGTTGTACCCAAACAATAGTGCCGCCGGCATTTTTAATTGCTGAAATTTCATTAGGAAAACGACAATCGCTGATTACTACATTATCTTTACTGTTGCGGATTTTATTTTCTAGGCTAGCAATCCAAATGTCATCGTGGAATGCTTTGCGACATACTTCAGTACCCCAATACTGCAAGACCCAGCGTGGAGTAAGAGTGGGCATATCTAAACGCTCTGCCCACCATGGATCGACTTGTTCGCGCCACTCACGTGCTTCTTTTGTACGTCCTTCAAGCATGGTACGATCCCAGCCAAATACATTTGCCACAGCATCTTTAAGAGTGCTGGCAAACGATTCTCGTCTAAATTCGTGGAAGTTAACTAGATAGTCAGCGACTGTGTCCTTGCCGCTGCCGATAAACCCGCAAATACCTATAATCATAATTGTCTCCTATAAGACTATTATAATATAGATTTACTAAAAAGTCAAAGAAATTTAACCGATTATGAATGTGTATCCGCTACCGCCTGGAACCAATTTCATTAAGTCATCAACAAGTTTGTCCATTTCAGTTTGTGCTTCGGTTTTCATAGCAGCGCCGTTGAGTTGGCCGCCACCTTGAGGTCCTGCAATTTGACTGAATTTCTCACGTGCTTGTCCTAGCATCATCTTGCAGTTTGCAAGAGTGTAGTCTTTGATCCATTGCCCTGCATACACATCATCAATAATGGCGAAATCTGGTTTAGTATTGTAAACCTGTAGCATTACTGATTCGTCGCCTCTTGGACGTTGGTGGATTATAAGTTTCCGACTTTGCGGGTGCCATGTAAAGTTAATATAGCTACCAAACATTTTACCAACCAGTTCTTGGTATTGAGCAAATAGTTCATAGGTTAATAACCCGCCCATATTTGTACTAGCTAACAAATAGGTATTTGTATATGCCATATTGAAGGGTTCAAATACAGTTCCGCCAGTGCCGTTGCCTGTTCTAGATCCTACGCTTCTTCGAAATATCTGTCTTACCTGCTGTATTTCTTGAGGGAGAATATATTCGTTTTGGCTTTCTGTTAATGTTAGAAATGCATAGCTTTCTTCTACCGCATTATCACTGCGTTGACGGAATACAGCAAGAGCACGGTTAAGTGCTGTTTCGTAATGTATAGGGTCTAGTTCTACATCAATCATGCCATCGCCTAGCATGGCTTTGCAGTAGTTAAAAACCTGTTGTTTTGCTTGATCAGTTGAGCTCATATAACTATTTACCGCAAATAGCCGATAGGTTGTTTTTAAAATATTTACATAAATACTTTAAGAGGAAAAAAAATATGGAAATATGGAAAACTGTAGAATCTTCGCCTAATTACAAAGTAAGTAATTCTGGCTCTATTAAAAACACCAAGACTGGGAGAATGTTAAAAGCTTCAACTAATAACTCTGGCTATAAACTAGTTTGTTTATCAACCGAGAATAAAAAACAAACCGGATATATTCATAGATTAGTAGCAGAAGCATTTGTTGATACCAACTTAGACACTAGAACTAGTGTAGTTAATCATATAGACGGAGACAAGAATAATAACACTATTGAAAACTTAGAATGGGCAACTTACGCTGAAAATGCCTATCATGGTAAAGCTCGATTAAAAGTAAAAGCTAAGGAAGTAACTGAGTTACTTGAACTTTTAGAGCAAATGGATTTAGATCAGATTGATAAGGCAGTAACTTACTGTAAACAATTATTGCGGTAAATATACTACTATTGAAAACTTAGAATGGGCAACTTACGCTGAAAATGCCTATCATGGTAAAGCTCGATTAAAAGTAAAAGCTAAGG